CTGCCGGTGGTTTTCCGGCAGTGTTTTTTTTATGCCGTGAAAGCTGCTTGCTGTTGCGCCATATTTTTATAATTTTTCTTGGAGCGACAGCGTTTTTCTGGTCGCTCCTTATAAACAAAAAAAAAAACATTATTATGCAGGAATTTAAAGAATTATGTAGAAATATTTTGAAAAAAAAGAAGGAGTTTAGAAAAATTTGTAGAATTATGTAAAAAAATGAATATTGGAGGTTATTGAGATGGTCGTTTTTGTTTATGGTGTGAGTAAATATGATTTTGAAGCAACTGACGGTAGTAAAAAGCAAATTTCTGGTTGTAAAGTTTCTTTTCTCCAACCTGCTGATGAAGATAATAAACATAGGGCAGGAATGGTAGGAATGACATTTAATTCTAGTAATGTCAAACTATTTGATTCTTTTACTGAGGTTGGTTTTTATGATTGTGACTTTACTTTAGTTCCCGGTAAAATGGGTCAACCTACAACAGCTATTAAAGGTATGAGATTTATTAGGAGCGTGGATATGTGATAGCTGTAGATGTTGAGATTTTGCAACTTGCATTAGGTATAATTATTGGTTTACAGATAGTTTCAATTTTTTGGAACATCTGGAAAGGTGCAGTATGATTTATTTAGAGTACGGTATCTGGTGGGGATTGGCTATCGGTCTTAGTTCTGGAATGATAGCTTTTACCATAGTAACAGTAACCAAATTTTTCAAGATGGTAAGTAAATAAGAAAGGAGGAATAAAAAAATGGCAACTGCAACTGCTAATCAAAGTATTGTAACTGCTCTTACTGGTATTCAAGCGGATATCCTAGCAACTCTCGGCGCAGTAGCACCTGTAGCAATCGGTATTATGGCTGTTTTTCTCGGTTGGAGATACGCAAAAGCCCTTTTCAAAACGGTTGCAAAGTAAGAAAAATTTAGGGGGCTACAGAGAGAGAAAAAATTCTTTCTGTAGCTTTTCTAATAGGAGATGATAAGGTGAAAAGAAAAGTTTCTTTTTTCTTGATTTTATATTTAACTGTTTTTCAGTTTATTTCTGTGCCACAAAAAACTTATTCAGCAATTCCTTTAGTTTTAACTCCAATGGTAAAAAGTTATATAGCTGGTGCTTTAGTTTCAGCAGGAATAATATCTGCTAGTACTTTAGAATTAGAAAGTTTATCTGAAATTGTTTGGAATGGCTTATCTGATTTTAAAAGAACGTTAGTAACAACTGCAGTAACGACACAAAGTTATATTCCTAGTATTATATTAACAGAAGCATGGGACAATGTTAATTCTTGGCACACAAGTATATCATTAAATAACACACCAGTTATTTTATTAAGAGAAACTTTTATAAGAAATTTTTTTAATTTACATTCTTGGCAATTTCTATCACTTCTTAGCAATTCTTTACATACTTTTATGAATTTATGGACTACTGCAAGAGTTCCCGGTTCTAGTTTAACAATTTTATTTAGTATAAATAAATCTTTAAATAACACACAAGAATTTACAAATGGAATAGAATTAATTTTTGGAACTAGTGTTTTAACAAATGTATTATTATTTAATATAACAAGAAATACAACACGCGATTTTGTTTTACAGACAACAATTACTGATGCTGGAGATGGTTTTTGGTTTTGGCTTTATGATAGTAATGGAATATTATTAAATACAAATTTTATGCGTACTCCTATAACTTTAGATAATAATAAGTTATTACATCGTAGTTCAATTAATTCACTTAGAGGAGGTTTATCAGTTACTTATAGAACTGGTAAACCGAATATATATTCTTTAAATAACATTCAATCTTTTAGTCCTACTGCTACACAACCAGCACATAGAAATATTTTAAATAATAAAAAAATGTATATTCCACCAGCTATATTAGCATTAGGAAGTGCTGGTATTTTAAACTGGCTATTAAATCGTAATTTTACAAGTTTACAACAAGAAGCAGGAGTAATTCAAACTACAATTCCTGTTGATACTCCTGTACAAACATATCCAATAGGATTTATGGCAACTTTAACATCAATTTATCAAGGAATATTAGCAATTCCTACATCAATAGCAAGATTTTTTGATTTAACAATTCCTATTGATTTAGCACCTTTGCAAATAGCAGGAACAACTTTTACAACTCGTTTCCCTTTTTCAATTCCTTGGGATATAGCAAGAGCGTTTGCAATTTCAAATACTGCTGGCACTCAAAGTCCTAGATTTGATATAAATATAAATACAGGCCTTTTAGGTCGAATTCAATTTAGTATAGATTTTACAGCTTTTCAGCATTTAATAGCAATTCAGCGTGATTTTTTAATTTTACTTTTTATTATAGGTTTAGCGATATTAACACCTAAAATAACAAAAGTATAGGAGGTATTTAAAATGATAGCGATATTAAATTACATTATCTCTCAAGCAGGATTACTTATTATCTTTTTTATAAATTTGCTTCCTGCAAGTCCTTTTACAGCTTTGATTCCTGCTTTTGATTCTCATTTTTTAAGATTTATAAATTTCGTTATACCATTACCAGAAATGTTTGCTATCTTACAAGTATATTTAACTGCTTTATTAACTTATTATGGTTTAAGAATTGTTTTGCGTTGGTTAAAGGTGGCTTCTGCATGATAACTTTATATACTGGAACTCCGGGCAGTGGTAAAAGTTATCATGTAATTTTGTTGATGTTGGCTGTTTTGCGGTCTGGTAGAAAAGTAATTTCAAATTTCCCTATAAAATTCACAGAAAAGGAGAAAAAAAAGGGTTATCATCTACGATTTACTTATATGGGTAATGACGATTTGACCGTAGAAAGTCTTTTAAGATATAGTATTTTACAGGGTATGTACGAAGCAAGAAAAGAAAGTCAGTGTTTAGTAGTTATTGACGAAGCAGGAGGTAAATTTAATTGCAGGTTATTTGCTTCTAAGGATCGTCAAGGTTGGCTAGAATTTTTTAGCCAACATCGTAAGTTAGGATTTGATTTTATTTTAGTATCGCAGAATGATAGAATGTTAGATAAACAAATTCGGCAACTTGTCGAGTATGAAAAAATTCACCGAAAAATCAATAGACTTTGGTTATTTGAATATCTTCCATTTACAATTTTTATATCTGTTGAACATTGGTATGTAATAAAACAGCGTTTAGGTTGTGAATTTATATGGTTTAGGAAATCTGTTTCAGAACGTTATGACAGTATGAAGTTATTTGAAAGTTTTCGGTTAGATGAAAAATTGTTAGAAAAATTACGTTTACCAGATGCAAAAGTTCCAGAAGATTTTAAGGTAACGGTGAAGGCAATATATACTCAATCAGATGATTAGTCCTCTGGGCGGGGTGGTGGGGGTAGGGGGTCTCCACCTTCCGCCCAGAGGGGTGAAAGCGGAAGGAGTTCTGTATCACCTTCCGAACGTTTCATCTATGAAACAAACTATCAAAAGAGGTGAAAAAATGATAGATACAGTACGTTTAAAGTCACCAGCAATTCCAGAATTTTTAGCTGAAATAGTACAGCTAGAATTAACAAAAAAACAGGCTATAGATTTATCAACTGGTGAATTGATTTATCAAATAACATCGGGTTTTTTAACAGGTTCGTTTGACAACAGAATAATGATTAGAGTATATCAAGAACCAGAGTTTCAATCTTGGCATATATTGATAGAAGGAAGTATTCATAAAGCATTAAAAGGGCATAATATTTTTGATGGTGAAACAAATTTTCATACTGCCTGTCAATTTTTTATAGATTTAATTTCTTCTTTACTTGAAGTAACATTGCCTATATATTTAGAGTGGGAGGTTAAGAGAGTAGATATTGCAAATTGCTTTCAGTTTCAAAAAACTGAAAACCATAGTACATTAGAAATTATACAAGAATGGTTTCGTGGCATGAATACGTGCCATTATCCAAGACGCAAAGTTATTAAGTACGATTTACATGGTATTTTTTTCCCTGGAACAACAACAGCAACCAAGTTTTATTATAAGGGTCTTGAGTTTTGGAAAAACTGCTTTAAAACAGTAAAAAATAATATATCAGAAGCCAGAGCTATGGAATTGCAGGAAATTGCAAATACAATTTTACGAGTAGAGGTTGGAATAAAGATTAAAAAATTACAGTATGATTTTAATAAAAAGATTATATTGGTAAGTGATATAACGACACAATATCTTGAAGGTATATATGATTCTGAAATTACTAAAATTTTGAAAGCAGGTGAAAAAATGGAAATTGTGAAATCTGCTCAAGCTGTAGAAGCACGATTATTTTCTTTATATCCAACAATAACCGCAGGGACGCTTTTAGGTACTTGGTCACGTTTAGCATTATTTGGTGAAAATTATTGTAAAAATTCAATAAATCGGGTTACTTTCTGGCGTCATAAAAAATTATTGATACAAGCAGGTATATCTTGGCTATGTACTGATGTAATTTTGCAAGATTTTGCAGTAGTACCTATAGATTTCAAGCCACTCAGAAGCGATTGTAGAAGGCTTGTAAGTCAAACTGATGTTTACAAGATAGCTTCATAAGACCTTTAATGGTCTTTTTTTTTGGTTTATCAAATCGGCGAAGCCGGAATTTTTTTTTATTAAACATCAATAAATATCATTAAAATATTTTTAATTATATCAAAAAAACATCTTTACAACATCTATTATATGTGTTATAATTGAGATAGAAAGATTAAAGGAGGTCACACGATGAAAATAGTCAAGGGCGAAAACGGACTTTTTAGCATCGAGGTAGAAGGCACTATCATAGGTGGTGGGAGCATGATAGAGGACGATACCGCCATGAGTTACCTAGACGGGATCGAAATTCTCGAAGAACATCGCAACCAAGGCCACGGCACGAAAGCCCTTTACAAAATCCGCGAAGCATACGGCACATACTTCCTAGCCCCTGACAACGAAGATGCACAAAGACTGTATGAGCGGGTTGCCGATGAAATGAAGCAAGCAGACTATGACAGTTTCGGCTTTGCAATTGACCAAGGCTTTGGCGTCTATGAGATGTAAAGAAAAGTATCCCTCGACGTAAGTAAAAACGGCCAGCCGGGAGCCTTATCCCAGTAGAAGGAGGTAGGAGAAAATGGAGATAGGCAAAGGAGTTCGGTTGATTTTTCGTGTCAGTAGAGAGCAGGACGAAACTTTAGAATGGCTTTCAGACAAAACTTTATATCCTAAAAGTGTCCTGATAAATATGGCTCTAAAAGAGTACCTTGACAAAGCTGTGAAGGAGGTTAGATAATGAGTAGAATATTAACTACAGAAGCATTTCAAAAACTTGGTTTTCTGCGTGTTATGGCATGGCTTGCAAGGCAAGAAGGTAAAGAAGCAGAAGCAGAAAAATTTGAAATTGAAAGAAAGGCAGTTTATGAAAATCCTGATAGTTATCAATTTTAGCCGAAATTTCGGCTTTTTTATGGAAAGGATTGGTTGCCATATGCGTAGCGCAAGCTGACCATGGAATAAATGCTGCCGGTGGTTTTCCGGCAGTGTTTTTTTTATGCCGTGAAAGCTGCTTGCTGCTGCGCCATATTTTTATAATTTTTCTTGGAGCGACAGCGTTTTTCTGGTCGCTCCTTATAAACAAAAAAAAAATATTATTATGTAGGACTTTAAAGAATTATGTAGAAATAT